CAGAAAATATAAAGCCAGTTAAATCGAAATCGGCCGAAAGAATAGATGGATTAGTTGCCTTTGTTAACGCAATGGCCAGGGCTATATTGCAAGAAGGTAATAAAAAATCAGTATATGAGGAAAGAGGAATTAGAACACTCTGAAAGGAGTTGGTCATAGTGTGAAGATAGATGGCAATGATATTATATTTTTTGTTGGTTTAATATTTACATCTACAGGTTTATGGTTATTCAACCCTGCATTAAGTTTAAGTATAGCCGGGGTTATTTTAATGACAGTAGGTTGGTTAAGGGCAGGTGGTGACTAATGGGAATATTATCAACAGCAAAAAACAATATAAGCGGTCTGGATAACCCCAGACAATGGCTAGTTAATCTTTTTGGAGGTGGGCCAACTTCATCTGGCGTTAATGTTAACGAAGATAACGCTATCACATATTCAGCAGTACATAATGCGATAACTATATATTCTGAGATAACAGCGATGCTTCCGCTTAATGTATATCAAAGATTAAAACCCAGAGGCAAAGAAAAAGCCCAAACTCACCCAGCATACAGCATATTACATGACCAGCCGAACCCGGAAATGACCTCATTCCTTTTCAGGGAAACATTAATGGGCCATCTTTTGACTTATCGCAATGCTTATGCAGAAATAGACTATGATAAAGCGGGCAGGGTAAAAGGCTTATGGCCCTTAATGCCGGATAGAACATGGCCGGAGAGGGACAAACAGACGCAAAGGCTATACTATAAGACAATACTGCCGGATGGAAAGCAGGTAAAATTACCCGCAAATAGAGTATTTCATGTTCCTGGCAGGAGTTATAACGGCATAAAAGGCATCAATCTTATCCAATTAATGAAAGAATCTATCGGATCCGGGCTTGCAATGGAGAAATATAGCTCAAAGTTTTTCTCTAATGACGGCACTCCGGGTGGTGTTTTAGAGCATCCGGGTGAATTAGGAAAAATAGCACACGACAATTTAAAGGCTGATTGGGAGGAAAAGCATACAGGCTTAGATAATGCACACAGAATTGCAATTTTAGAAGAAGGAATGAAGTGGAACCGGATAGGAGTTACTCCTGAAGATGCTCAAATGCTGGAAAGCAAAAAGTTTCAAATTACAGAGATCGCCAGGTGGTTTAACATGCCGCCTCATTTACTTAAAGATTTAGAGAGGGCGACATTCTCAAACATAGAAGAACAATCTCTTGAATTTGTTATCTATTGTCTTACTCCTTGGCTGAAAAGATGGGAGCAGCAGATACAAAAAGACTTAATAAGCAATAAAAATTTCTTTGCCGAATTCCTTGTAGACGCTTTACTCCGCGGCGATATTGAAAGCAGATATAATGCCTATACTCAAGCTATTCAAAACGGAATAATGAGTCGCAACGAGGCCAGAGACAAGGAAAACTTAAACCCATATCCCGGCGGGGACGAATATATGGTCCCGCTTAATATGATGTCAGCTAATATGCTTGGAGATTTTACCGGTGATGGAGAAAACAAATCATTAGAGGACCGCAAAAAAAAACTAGATGAATTAAGGGCTAGAAGGTCAGCGGCCGGCCGCAGAAATATAGCATTAACTTATGAAAAAGTTATTAAACGCTCAGCAAAAAAAATGGTTGAAGATGAAGTTAAAAAAGTTAGGGCAGAAGCTAAGAAGGAATTGGCAGAAAGGAACGAAGGGAATTTCAAGAAATGGTTAAAAGATTTCTACGAGGACTTTCCTAAAGAAGTGCAGAAGCAAATGGCCCCGGTTATTAACTCATTAGCAGAATCAATGTCCGATGAGGCCATTAAAGAAATAGATCTTGATGAGATAGAAGGACTCGACAATTTTGTAAGAAATTATGTTGGGTCTTTTTCTATAAGATATAGCAGATATTCGCATAATCAATTGAAAGCATTAATCGAAGAAGCTATAAACGAAGACGAGGATCCGCTTGAATTAATCGAACAGCGACTCGATGAGTGGAGAGAGCGCCGACCAGGGAAAGTAGCCAAAGAAGAATCTGTTAAAGGTGCAGGAGCTTTTTCAAAGTTTGTGTTCGCGGCTGGCGGGATAACTAAACTTGTATGGGTGACAATGGGTAGCGACCCGTGTCCATATTGTCTTGAAATGGATAGCAAAGTTGTCGGGATAGAGCAAAACTTTCTGAACGCAGGAGACAGTCTTAATCCTGATGATGCAGAGGGCCCTATGCAGGTGAGCGGTAATATTGGACACCCGCCGCTTCACGAAGGATGCGAATGCGGCATAAGCCCCGCTTAAATGGAGGTGAACTTATTGGAAGAATATGAATTAAGAATAGTTGATACAAGGTTTGAAGTAAAAGCAGAGGAAGAGAAAAAAAAAATAATAGGGTATGCAGCTCTTTTTGATGACCCGGCTCCTGAAACATGGGGGTTTATTGAAAAGATTGCTCCTGGTGCTTTTACTGATGCTTTAAAAAACTCTGATGTGAGGGCCTTAATTAACCATGACCCCAATTTGATATTGGGGAGAAAAAAAGCCGGGACCCTTCTGCTTGAAGAAGATAACAAAGGGTTGAAATATGAGATAGACCCGCCTGATGTTACCTATGCTAATGACCTTATTGTTAGCATGAATAGGAAAGATTTAGACCAGTCATCTTTTCAATTTAAAGTCGAAAAAGAGGAATGGGATGAGTCTGGACATGTACCAGTAAGGACCATATTAAAAATATCCGAATTGAGAGATGTAAGTCCCGTAACGTTCCCTTGGTATCCAAACACAGAGTCAGGAGTAAGGTCAAAAAAAGAAATATTAAATGAGCATATTGAAAATAAAGGTAGTCTTGAAATTATAGTAAGAAGGAAAATAGCTTTAAAAGAAGTGAAACACCACAATATTTTATTAGGAGTTGATAAATAATGACTTTAGAAGAATTCAGAAACCGTTTAGCTGAGATAGAAAACAGAATGGAAGAAATTGCCGGCGAAGATTTTCAGATGAACGATGAAGAGGCAAAAGAATACGATGAGCTGACAACTGAACACAAGGAAGTCAGGAAAAAGATTGAAAGAATTACGGCGCTTGATGGAGTGCGGGATTATAATTCACAGTCTCAGACTGAACCAACTAAACCCCCTGTAGATGGAGACGGCAAAAGCAAAATGCCTGATGGTATGGCCGCCGATGGTGAATTCAAGAATTTAGGAGACTTCTTACATCATGCCAGATTTGTACCAGATGACTCCAGAATCAAAGAATTAAGAGAAGCCAGCATGTCTCAGGGCTCAACCGGCGGAATCTTGGTTCCTGAACAATTCAGTCAACAAATATTAATGATTGACCCGGAAACAGCTATCGTAAGACCACGCGCAACTGTTATTCCTGCTGGTAGTTCTCCGGACGCATCGTTTTCTATCCCGGCATTACGGCAGGGAAGTAAAGGAGTATATTCCGGCGTAACATTTACAGCCACTGCCGAGGGGCAGGAAATGACTGAAATTGATGGCCCAACTCTGGAAGATATTGGATTAGAACCCGCTGAACAGTCTGGTTATATTACAGTTACTAACAAATTACTCAATAACTCGGAAGCTGCTTCTGCCCTATTAACTTCTCAGTTAAGAAAAGGTAAAATCGGTTATGAAGACCACCTTTTCCTATCACAAGGTAATGGAGTTAATAAGCCACTTGCAGTATTAAATACTTCGGGGGCTATGGTAATTGACAGGGATACGTCAGCTTCAATTAAATTTGAAGATGTAGTCGCTATGAAGGCCGCTATGCTTCCTTCTGCAATGAATGGCGCAATTTTTATTGCTTCACAAAGTGCATATGGAGATATTAAGGACTTAAAGGACACGAGCAGTAATCGTATCTACACTGGCCAGAACATTGTTAAGGGCACTCCTGCGATGCTTGATGGGACCCAGATTATTTTCACAGGGAGAACATCAACGCTCGGTAATAAAGGTGACCTTATGCTTGTTAACTTTGAATATTATCTCGTCAAAGATGGTTCAGGGCTATATATTGCTGCTTCTGAACACGTTAAGTTCACCAGCAATAAGACTGTTATTAAGATTGTATTCAATATAGACGGCCAGTCCTGGGTAAAAGAACCGTTAACCCTTGAAGATGGAAGCACAAAAGTGAGCCCAATAGTTATATTGAAATAAAAAATAGGGGCTCAACCGCCCCTTAAAATACTTAATTAGGAGCGTGAAAAATTAATGAAACGATTATCTGAAGACATTAAGTTAGATGTGGCATTAACTCCGCAGAGTTTAAATGGAAATGATACCGGCGAATATTTTGATCTGTCTAAATATAGACGAGGGCTTTTCATTTTGAATTGTGGTGACATTGTCGATACCGAAACTGTAAAAATGGAGATTTTACAAGCTAAAGATGCAGATGCAACAGGTGCTAAAGCGCTTGCGGATATTGATGATGATGATGATGATGATGATGTAGTTGCAACAATTACTGGCCCTGTTAATGCAACCGAGGTTACATTAGCTCTAGATACAGTAGTAAACGAGGACGAGGTAACCATAAACGGATTAACCTTCACGGCCGAAACTGATACCACCACTGAGGCGGACAGGGAGTTTGCTATCAATGGAAGCGACACCGAAAATGCAGCAGAATTAGTAAAATGTATTAATGACGAAACTTATGGCGTTCCTGGGGTTACAGCAACTAGCGCAGCGGCAGTTGTTACTCTTAAAGCGACGGATCCAGGTGAGACATTGATTACAATTGAAGATGCTGCTACTACTATTACGCCTGCTGTTACGGTTGCACAATCTTATATTGACATTCAGACTGCATTACTTGATACTGATTTTACTCATGTGGCCGCTAAGGTTACAACTGAATCTGCTTCGGTCGTTGGTGTTGTGCTTGCAAGATACGGAGCAAGGCATATGCCAGAACAGAAGGTTGGAGCGAGCTCGTTAGTATAAGATAATGGCCCCTTTTGGGGCCTTCTCTTTTTGGAGGTGATTATTTTTGGATGTAATTTCAAAAGGATTGAGATATAAAGGCAAAAATATTCCCAAAGGGAAGAAGATAAAAAATGTTCCTAATGGGCTAGCAAAAAGCTGGTGTGAGATGGGGCTTGCAAAACCTGTAAATAAAGACGGATATGAAACAGCTACAAAACCAGCGGTCGAAAAGAGAACACCCAAAAAGGATGATGATGAAACAGATAAGCTAGTTCTCAATAGCCTTAAACAAAAAGATGGTGGCTGGTATATTTTCCCGGACGGAAGTACAGCACACGGGAAGAAGAAAGCATTGAAAAAGTTAAAGGAATGGAATAAGAAGGGGTGATCATAAATGGCCCTTGCAGATAATGCGCTTACAACTAGAGATAAAATAAATATCGCTATGCTCGAAGCAGATAAAGAAGCATTAGTTAATGCAGCCAGCGATATTATA